AAAATGTTTACCGACAAAGTTGTACCTATATCAATTAACTACCCGTTTTTCTTTAGTCCTATTCAAGATGGTATGGATCGGCCTAAATCAGAACTCGCTTATCGAGTACCTGCGTCTAAGTTTACTAGAAAGAAAATTACAACAAACGAAAAGCTTGAAGACATACAGGGACTAGATACAACTATAGACTGGAAAAATACAGGTGACAATAGCTATGACGGTGAAAAACTACAACTACTAGTACATGATGAAAGTGGTAAGTGGGAAAGACCAGACAATATATTAAACAACTGGAGAGTTACAAAGACATGCCTTAGATTAGGTAGTAGAATTATAGGTAAGTGTATGATGGGATCAACATCAAATGCTTTAGACAAAGGAGGTGATAACTTTAAAAAACTATACAATGCTTCAGATGTTACAAAACGAAATAGAAATGGACAGACAGCTTCTGGTTTATATTCTCTTTTTATCCCAATGGAGTGGAACTACGAAGGATTTATTGATGAGCACGGAATTCCAGTCTTCGATAATCCAGACCATGATGTCTTCGACCCACACGGCGAGCTAATAGACATAGGTGTAGTGGAAAATTGGCAGAATGAAGCTGATGGTTTAAAAGGAGATCAAGATGCTTTAAATGAATTCTACAGACAGTTCCCAAGAACTACTGAGCATGCTTTTAGAGATGAGGCTTCTAATAGTATATTTAACTTAGTCAAATTATACGAGCAAATAGATTACAACGAGGAAATGACTAGAACTTTAGGAATTACTAAAGGTAATTTTCAATGGGTTAACGGTATAAAAGATTCACAAGTAATATTTTACCCAGATCCAAAAGGTAGATTCAAAGTAAGCTGGGTGCCACCAACAAACATACAAAACAAAGTTGTAATTAAAAACGGAGTTAAACACCCAGGAAACGAGCACATGGGTTCTTTTGGTTGTGATAGTTATGATATATCAGGGACAGTAGATGGTGTTGGATCTAAAGGCGCATTACACGGCTTAACTAAATTTAGTATGGAAGACTCTCCAGCTAACACATTTTTCTTAGAGTACTTGGCAAGACCACAAACAGCAGAGATATTCTTTGAGGACGTTCTAATGGCGTTAGTATTTTACGGGATGCCTATACTCGCAGAGAACAACAAACCTCGCCTATTGTACTATTTAAGGCGAAGAGGTTACAGAGGTTATAGCATGAACAGACCAGATAAAATATGGAACAAACTATCTGTTGCTGAAAAAGAAATAGGTGGTATACCTAATTCAAGTGAAGATATAAAACAAGCTCATGCAGCTGCAATTGAAATGTATATCCAAAGCCATGTAGGTATGGCACAAGATGGTACTTTTGGTAATTGTTATTTTAACGAATTACTTAACGACTGGGCTAGGTTTGATATAAACAAAAGAACGAAGCATGATGCATCAATTAGTTCTGGTTTAGCTATAATGGCTAATAACAGACACTTATACAGACCAAATGCCCCAATACAAAAACCAAAGTTAAACTTAAGTATTGCCACTTATAGTAATAAGGGTAATACATCTAAATTAATCAAAAAATAAATATGGCAGAGTCTGTTATAAAAAATTATTTTCCTTCTCAAGTTGTAAGCGACCTAGAGAAAATGAGCTATGAATATGGTTTAAAAGTAGCTAAAGCTATTGAAACAGAGTGGTTACACACTGATAGAGGAGTTAGTAGATACAAAACAAGTCAAGATAATTTTCACAACCTAAGGTTGTACGCTAGAGGTGAGCAATCAATACAAAAATATAAAGATGAATTATCTATAAACGGTGACTTGTCATATCTTAATCTAGACTGGAAACCAGTACCTATAATACCTAAGTTTGTTGATATAGTTGTAAACGGTATTTCAGAAAGAATGTACGATTTAAAAGCGTATTCTCAAGACCCTTTTGGCGTTAGTAAAAGAACAGAATACATGGAGTCTATACTTGTGGATATGAACAGTAGAGAGTATAGTGATTTTGTAGAAAAAAACCTTGGCATAACAGCATACAATAGCGATAAAGAAACTTTACCAGATACTAAAGAGGAGCTTGACTTACACATGCAATTAAACTATAAGCAAGCTGTAGAGATTGCAGAAGAACAAGCTTTAAAAGTTTTAATGGAAGGCAGCAACTATGAGTTAATTAAAAAACAATACTACTACGATCTAACTGTTTTAGGCATAGGAGCTGTAAAAACTAGTTTTAACACATCTGAAGGTGTGGTTATAGATTATGTTGATCCTGCTGATTTAGTTTATTCTTATACTGACTCACCTTACTTTGATGATGTTTATTATATTGGTGAGGTTAAAAGTGTACCTATAAACGAACTTGCGAAACAATTTCCACATCTAACACATGAGGACTTAGATGAGATTCAAAAAAACAAAACTTACAAGCAGTCAAACAGTAACAGTTACAATTCAAAAGAAGACGATAATAACAAAGTTCAAGTTTTATACTTTAATTATAAAACATATATGAATGAAGTTTATAAAGTAAAAGAAACTGGAACTGGTGCTGAAAAGATACTAGAAAAAGACGATAGCTTTAATCCACCTGGAGATGCAGAAAACTTTGGCAAACTACAAAGATCAATAGAGTGCTTGTATGACGGCGCTTTAATATTAGGTACTAAAAAAATGCTTAAGTGGGAGATGGCTAAAAATATGGTAAGACCAAAAAGTGATTTTACTAAAGTTAAAATGAATTACGCTATTGTAGCTCCACGTATGTACAAAGGTAGAATAGAATCACTTGTTGGCCGTATCACTGGTTTTGCTGACATGATACAGCTTACTCATTTGAAAATACAACAAGTATTAGCGAGAATGGTACCTGATGGTGTTTATTTAGATGCTGATGGTTTAGCTGAAATAGATTTAGGTAACGGAACAAACTATAATCCACAAGAAGCATTGAATATGTTTTTCCAAACAGGATCTGTTATTGGTAGAAGCTTTACTTCTGAAGGTGATATGAACCCAGGTAAAGTGCCTATTCAAGAAATACAATCAGGCTCGGGTGGTCAAAAAATGCAATCACTTATAGGTAACTATAACTACTACATGCAAATGATTAGGGATGTCACCGGTCTTAATGAATCAAGAGATGGTAGTACGCCTGATAAATACGCTTTAGTAGGAGTTCAAAAACTAGCAGCTGCTAATTCCAATACAGCAACAAGACATATACTACAGGCTGGTTTGTTTTTAACGGGTGAGGTTGCACAATGTTTATCACTTAGAATATCAGACATTATAGAGTACTCACCAACTAAAAACGCTTTTATACAACAAATTGGAGCTCATAATGTTGCCACGCTTGAAGAAATGTCAGAGCTACACTTGTATGATTTTGGTATATTTATAGAGTTACAACCAGACGAAGAGGAGAAAGGTATGCTAGAAAACAATATACAAATGGCTTTGCAACAACAGATAATAGAACTTGCTGATGCTATTGACATTAGAGAAATAAAAAATATAAAACTAGCTAATCAATTGTTAAAACTTAGAAGAGCTAAAAAACTTGCTAAAGATCAAAAAATGCAGCAAGAAAATATACAAGCACAGTCTCAAGCTAACATACAAGCACAACAAGCTTCTGCTCAAATGGAAATGCAAAAGCAACAAGCTATGGTTCAAGCTCAAGGTCAAATGGAACAAATGAAAGCGCAGCTTGATGCTCAAAAGCAAGCGCAAGAGGTAATGTACAAAAAAGAGCTAATGCAGTTAGAGTTTCAAATGAACATGCAACTAAAACAAATGGAAGTTGACGTTGTGAAAGGTAAAGAAAAAGAAAAAGAAGATCGTAAAGACGAAAGAACAAGAATACAAGCATCACAACAAAGTGAACTTATAGATCAAAGAAAAAGTGAAAAACCACCTAAAAACTTTGAGTCTGCAGGTAATGATACTATAGGTGGTGGGTTTGATTTAGGCTCTTTTGATCCTAGATAACAATTATTAATTTATATTATATTATATTATGGAAGAAAAATTAGAAAACGTAGTTGAAGAAACTACACAAGCAACTGAACAACCAGTTGAAGAAACAAAAAAACCAAACATTAACGAAGATGGCGATTATGTTGTCAACTTAGACAAACCAATAGAAGATGAAGACCAAGAAGTTAAAAAAGATAACCCTGACAACGAGGGAGTGGTTAGAGTCGATGAAAATGCCGATGCCACAGAAAAACAAGAAGAAGTACAGTCGGAAGAACAAGCACAAGAAACTCCAGTACTAGAGGAGGTTACTGAAGATGAAGTACAAGAAAAAACAGATGAGCTAGCAGAAGAAGTAATTGAAGCTATAGAAAAAGCTGAGCAAACTGGTCAAGCAATACCTGAAAATTTACAAAAAGTTGTAGATTTCATGGAAGAAACTGGCGGTACTTTAGAAGATTACGTAAAACTTAATCAAGACTTTTCAAATTATGATGACAAGGCTTTGTTAAGAGAATACTATAGAAATACTAAATCACATTTAGACAGTGATGAAATTGATTTCCTTATTCAAGAAGAATTTTCATATGATGAAGAGGTTGATGAGGAAAGAGATATTAAAATGAAAAAAATAGCGCTTAAAGAGCAAGTTGCCAGCGCTAAAAGCCACCTAGACGGGCAAAAGTCTAAGTACTATGAAGAAGTTAAAGCTGGTTCAAGGTTAACGCCAGAACAACAAAAAGCAATGAGCTTCTTCAACAGGTACAACAAAGAGTCGGAAGAGACTAACAAGATAGCGGAAAAACAAACTAACACTTTTAAATTAAAAACTAAAGAGGTTTTTAACGATAAATTCAAAGGTTTTGAATATAACGTCGGTGATAAGAGATATAGGTTTAATGTGAAAAATGCTAATGAGGTTAAAGAAACCCAAGGTGATATTAATAATTTTGTCAAGAAGTTCTTGAATGAAAATAATGAAATGTCAGATGCCAAAGGTTATCATAAATCTTT